TAGTGTCTCTGCCACTCTAAATAAGTATGATTGTTATTTCTATTTATGTCATATAAAGGAAAATATTATCCTTCCTACCCTCGAAAGTATAAGGGTGATCCTACAAATATCATTTATAGGTCACTTTGGGAGAGAAAATTCATGGTATATTGTGATAAAAATGATAAAATACTTGAATGGGGAAGTGAAGAAATAGCTTTACCATATCGTTCTCCTGTTGATAATAAGGTTCACAGATATTTTCCTGACTTCTATATTAAGGTTCAAGAGAACACTGGTCGTATCAAGACATATCTAATCGAAGTAAAACCACATAAACAAACACAAAAACCAAAAAAACCCAAAAGGCAGACAAAGAATTATTTAAGAGAAGTCTATGAATACGCTAAGAACCAAGCAAAATGGAAAGCAGCAACAGAGTTCTGTGAAGATCGTTTATGGGAATTTAAAGTAATGACTGAAAACGAACTAGGAATCAAATGAGTCGAATATCCCCACTAGTAGATGATATTATCGGAACTGAAGATGCTGATGATCTCATGATTGAAATCATGGATGTATTAGGTGATAGTATAGCATCAACTCCTGAAGTTGGCAAGATATATGTATTTGTATATCAACCAAAAACACCTGGTCGATATGATCAAAATCCATTAGTGGCAGTGACTAATATATTTGATTGGGGGTTTAAAGGAATCAATTTTCACTGGGGTCAATCTCGTTCGTATACCTTCCAAGAGGTAGTAGGTCAACTCTATCAAGTCACAAATGAGGAGTTACAGGATCTAAATACTATACCATTTGCAAAATTTCGCATAAATAACTAAAAATAGGTCGATATGGCAATAAAAGGAAATGAACCAGGATCTGGTGCAAAGAACGACTATACAGAGCGCCTTAAAGCCTACATGAAAGAACATGACCTTAATTATAATAATAAAAATGATAGAGATAAAGCTGAAGTATATTTTGGTACTGATATACCATTTGGCACAACACCCACTGTAACTAGAGATAATGGTGATAAAGCAACTTTAAAGATCAAAGTAGAATTTGAACAAGTTGGATATGGTCGTGGTAGTGAGACAAGAGATGGTAAAAGAACTGTAACTTTTGTAGATACAATAACTGGTAATGAATATAGTGAATCTGGAGAACTCATAAAAGTTGGAGAAGTAGCTGCTAGGATCAAAGATTTATCTCAAGCAACAAAAGATAGATTAAAAAAATATGGTAAAAGAAAACAAGGTGGTGTATTAAGATATCCTGCAGAGGCACTTACACAACACGCTGATTACTTACAAATTGATATTGAAAGATATGCAGAGATAGGGAAATCTAGTTATGTTTCTGACACTGGTGGAAGTAGTAGATATGTAATTGGAACTCGAAAACAAAATCGTGCTGGAATGACTTCAGGAGTATCATTAACTCGTAGACCACTCATAAATGACGGTACAATATTATTACCAATTCCCTCAAATATATCAGATGCTAATAATGTATCTTATGGTGAATCCAGATTAAATGGACTTGCAGCTGCAGGTATAAGTGCAGCTGAATCAACAGCAAATAAAGGTATAGACGCTTTATTTGGTGGTGAAAGTATTGATATAAAAGAAGAAGCAGATGTCTTAGGAAAAAAAATTGTAAATATGATGGGTGGTGATGGAAGCACAGCAGCCCTAACTGCAGCGGATGTTATAACAAAACAACTTACAGCATCTGCAGTAAACATATTTGATGCGAATGTTACTGCAAATCAACTCTTAGCAAGATCGAATGGAGAAATAATAAATCCAAACTTAGAGATTTTATTCAGTGATGTAACTTTAAGAAATTTTGCCTTTAAATATAAACTTACTCCCCGCAACAAATATGAAGCAGAACAGGTTAAGTTAATTATTCGTGCATTCAAGAGAAATATGGCTCCACAAGCTATAGGATCTGATGGTGCTTCAGATTTCTTTTTAAGAAGTCCTAACGTATTTAAGTTAAGATATCGTAGTGGAAACAAGGATCATCCATTTCTAAATAAATTTAAACAATGTTTTTTATCAGATATGCAAACAAGATACACAGGTGAAGGTATATATTCAACATATGATGATGGAACACCTGTATCGATAGAATTAAGTTTATCATTTAAAGAAATACAACCAATTTATGATATAGATTATGATGAGAGACCAGGAACACAGGCAGTAGGATACTAAGATGAGTAATTTAGGACAATTATTTGATAAAGAAGGTGAGGGATGGGCAACTGCTGAAAATCTTCAAAAAATAAAAAATGGAGAACTCACTATAGAAGAAGCCAAGAAGGAATTTGAGCGAATAAACACAGAGAATAATGATAATGCTGATAATAAATGGTTAACAGATCAATTAGAAGAGTATAAAGTTCCAGTTTTAGAAAATCAAACTCAAGTTGAACAATTTTTAAATGGGGAACAAGTAGAGGGATTTCCTCAATTTGATGGTTCAGCCACAAGTGGAAGACAAAGAAATACTATTGAAGAGGAGAGAAAAAAAAGACAAAGAAAATATGGTGAAAAAATACAAGGTGGTGTATTAAGATATCCTGCAGAGGCACTCACTGAACATACCGATTATTTACAAATAGATATTGAAAAATATGAAGCAATAGGAAGTAATTACATAACAAGCACAGGTAGTAGTGGTCGTTATGTAATTGGAAATGCAAGACAAAATCGAGCAGGTAGAACATTATCAAAAAAATTAGCAAAAAAACCTTTAATCAATGCAGGAACAATTTTATTACCAATACCCTCTAATATAGAAGATTCTAACAACGTCGTTTATGGTGATTCAAGTTTAAATGGTCTTGCAGCTGCTGGTGTATCAGCAGTTGAAGGAGGAATGGTTTCATTAGGTGGATTTTTAGGAAGTGGAGGAGCTGAAAAGATTGATTTTACATCTCTAAAGGATCAAGTTTCAAATAGACTAGCAGCAGGTCTAGGTGGCGGAGATAAAGAGGCTGCCATGGCTACAGCAACTGATGTCATTACAAAAAAATTAATTTCTGAAGCAGTTAATATATTTGGTGCAAACGTGACTACACAACAACTACTCGCAAGATCAAGTGGTGAAATATTAAATCCAAATATGGAATTATTATTCAGTGATGTCACCGTCAGAAACTTTCGTTTTAATTTTAAATTAACACCTCGCAATCCAAAGGAAGCAGAACAAGTTAAATTAATTATTCGTGCATTCAAAAGAAATATGGCTCCACAAGCACAAGGAGGAGTTCAAGGTGCAGGTAATTTCTTCCTTCGATCTCCTAACGTTTTTAAGATAAGATATCGTAGTGGAAATAAAGATCACCCGTTTTTGAATAAGTTTAAACAATGTTTTCTAACTGGTGTTCAAACTACATATACAGGGGAGGGTGTTTATTCTACATATGATGATAGAACACCCGTATCAATAATTTTAGATCTTTCTTTCAAAGAAATACAACCAATTTATGATATAGATTATGATACAAGACCAGGAGACAAAGCAGTAGGATACTAACATGGGATACTTCAGAGAATTACCAAATTTAAGATACCCTTCTTTTTTAAGAGAAAAAAAATCTTCACTTGATTATATTGAAGTGAAGAATGTTTTTCGTAGAATTAAATTAAGAGATGATTTACAAAGTAATTTTACAATATTCAATAAGTATGAAATAGAAGAGGGTATGAGACCTGACACTGTTGCAGAAGAATTATATGGTAATCCAGAATTTGATTGGATTATATTAACAGTTGCAGGTATTTTGAATGTTCGTAATGAGTGGCCACTTAACAATCGTGATTTATATAACTATTGTCTTGACAAGTATGATGATTCTTTAAATTCGGTAAGATTTTTTGAAACAAAAGAAGTTAAAAATGCTGATGGTAAATTAATTTTACCAAAAGGAAAAGTAGTTGATAGTGACTTTACAATACCAAATCCAGATAATGTTTCAGCAAATTTAAATCCTGTTGTTGGAATTAGCAATTATGAATATGAGACACGTTTAAATGATGAGAAAAGAAATATCTATGTTTTAAGAGAAGGGTATGTACAAACTTTCTTAAATGATATTAGAGAAATAATGACTTATGATGAGTCATCTGAATTTATAGATGAAAGAACAATACAAACCGAAAATTTTTATATAACATTGCCATAAAAAAAGGAGGTCGTTTGACCTCCTGTATAATTATTCTTCTGCGAGTTTCGCAAAGTACGA